TCGAGAGAAACTTAAATGAGTGTAGCGTTTTTAACAGGCTTCCTTATGTGTCAAAGAAAATAAAAGCTACTCCTGAGTATATATTTAGAAATGTAAGGGAAGTGATTCAGAGGTATAAGTCTGTTCAGTTTTTGTTTGTTAATGGGAGAAGGGAAGCGTCAGAGATAACCAAGAAGATTCTCTTCTCCAAAGGTAAGTGTAGGGATATTGATCTACAGTTGGCGTATGATTTGAAATTGTTATAATGTGGTACTGTCCTGAAAAATATAAAAAAGAAATTCCTAATATCAATGAGGAACTTCTTGGTATCGACGGCATCTTAGAAAATAAGGAGGCGAAAATAACTCTTGCTAAATTTTTAAGATCTAACTTGGGGTTCACCACAGAACTTATTTCAGGGATCAAGTTGGCGGCCTATCAGGAGATAACCCTCAAGGCTTTTTTCAATAGGAATTTCAATATGTGTATCTGGGGAAGAGGCTGCGGAAAATCATTCATTGCTGCGGTCTACTGTTTTTTACAATGCGTCTTTGTACCAAATACAAAAATACTCATAGCCGGACCTACGTTCAGAACAGCGAGGTTTATATTTAATAATTTAGAGAAGATAGTTCAAGGAAATGGAGCGGAACTTTTACTGCAATGCTTTGGAGCCAAGACGAGGAGGAATGATCAATTTGAATGGCTTATAAATGGAGGAAGCATCACTGCGATACCTTTGAGTGGGGAAAAGATCCGTGGTTTCAGAGCTAACGTTTTGGTGTTGGACGAATACCTGCTTCTTCCAGAGGAAATAATAAAAACAGTGCTTATGCCTTTTTTGGTAGCCCCTCAAGATATACATGAGAGAATTAGCATAAGGGAAACTGAAGATAAACTGATAGAGAGTGGGGATATGAAAGAGGAAGAGAGAATTAAATTTGAAAATAATTCGAAAATGATAGCTCTCTCCTCCGCTTCGTATACATTTGAAAACTGTTATAAAGTATATAAGGATTGGATAGGAAAAATAGAATCAAAGAAAGATGATTTAAGATCTAGTTATTTTGTATCCCAATTGGGGTATGAAGCTCTACCTGAAGAAATGATTGATAAGACAATTATTGATGAGGCCGCTAGTGGGGGTTCGTCTCATTCATCTTTTCAACGGGAATACTGCGCTCGCTTCACTGACGGAAGCGACAGCTATTTTAGCGCCGTGAAGATGGAGGCTTGCACGCTTAAAATTGATGAAAGGCCTCATACTGTTCTACAGGGGAAGTCTGAGAAAAAATATGTATTGGGGATTGACCCTAACTTAAGCGACAGTCCAAGTGCTGATTACTTTGCGATAGCGGTTATGGAAATTGATGAAGACACGGGATACGGAACTTTGGTTCATAGTTATCAGGGGCTCGGCAGTTTAAGTAAACATGTAAAATATTTAACTTATTTGTTGGATATGTTTAATGTTGTATTTATATGTATTGATAATGCGGGAGCTGATGTTTTCGTTGATACCTGCAATGAGTCCGCGGAGTTTAAAAAATTAAATTATAATCTCAAGGAGCTGGATTTCAACACGGACAAGGAGGGGGAGGATTATGTTAAAATGCTCAAGGAGACAAAACTCCAATATAACCTAGAGGACAAAAAAATAGTCTTCAAGCAGGTATTCACAAGTAACTTCATCAGGCGGGGCAATGAGCATCTTCAGGCCTGTATCGATTATAAGAAAGTTTGGTTTGCGTCTAGAACTGCGGCAAATGAAAGCTTTTTCAATGAAGTCATAAACACAAAGCTCCCAAGGAAGTTAATCTTTATCGACGATAAGATAGAGTGGACAACGTTAGATTTCATAGATCATCAAGATGATCTGATATTCCAAACAAAGAAACAGTGCACATTGGTTGAGTTTACTACAACTGCTCGAGGATCGCAAAATTTTGATCTTCCATTACACCTCAGAAAATCGTCTTCTCCTAATAAGGCGAGAAAGGATAACTACTCCGCATTCATGTTGGGAAACTGGGGAATAAAATGTTATAATGATATAATAAATCAGAAAGCAGAGGTTCTTTCGCATACTTTTGATCCCGTGATGTTTTATTAAAGTGTAATTTAATTTGGTTTATGTCGAACAATATTAAAACTAGCCAGTTAGATTTGGTAGGGCTGTCTGGTCACATTGTCGATGTGGCGGCAACTGGAACCTATTACCCCTTAACCAAAACCTCTTGGTCAAACGCTAACCCTTCTGGTTTCTTGACTACCGAGGATGGGTCTTGGCAGATTCACAGTGGCCATTTAGTTAGTTTTACTACAGGGATAAGTGGGGAGTTAAGCGGTAGACTACATAATACGGGGGTTAATCTTCAGACTCAAGTTACGAGTAATGAGTCTGCCATTACCGCATTGGTAGCAGATCTTGCTACGACTGGAGATGGCTTAACAGCAGATCTTGCTACGACTGGAGATGGCTTAACCGCAGATCTTGCTACGACTGGAGATGGCTTAACTGCAGATCTTAAAAGCACTG